ATTTTTTTCCCTATAAAATCTTTAATATAAAGAGAAATATCTATCCCATAATTTTCTTCTTGTATTTTAACAGCTGAATAATTTCCAACATATGCAATATTACCTGGTATAACAACAGATCCTTCTTTAAATATATGATCACCAAAAGATTGTATTTGATTTTGTAATATGGATTGTGAGCTAGTTAATTCTCTAGCTTGAACTGGAAATCCTGGTTTATACAGTACTTTATAAAAATTCTTTTCAGAACTAAAGTCGTCATAGTATGGACTTATATTTAAATTTGTTTTTTGTGCCATTGTTTTTTAGAATTCCAGAATAATTTTAACGTCTTCTTTTTGTCTTGAATCACGTTCAACCTCTTTGCGGTTGTCGATATAAATTATATCACCCGTCTTTTTATTTATCTCAGGATTTGCAAGACCATTTGTAAATTCAACCCCAAGATTTACGATCTTGTTTCCAACTGCTGTTGTAATACCTGACATATTATTGTCAATAGTAACATCAAATGAATTTGAAGGGAAGGTTGACTTTACTTCACCACCATCTGATGTAAATTCCAATAAATTTCCTATATCATCAACTTCAGTATTATCTTTTTGGTCTTCATGATTTGGAAAATATAATGACCTATCTTGCCAATATTTCAATACTTTAGTATCTTTATCATATGATGCAACATATCCTTTAGCAATTTTATTATCAGCACGTGTTTGTGTGATAGCTACACCTACAACATTCCCTGCTGTAAGGAGATCATCATCAACAGAAGTGCTTGTAAGCATCATAGCATTTAAGGATGAATATTCACTTCCAGTATATACTGCAGTAGAACCATACTGTTGTGGATTTTTTATAATACCAACCTGCCCAAAGTGAGTATCAACTGGAAAATCTTTAGTAGAATTATCAAATCTAGCATAAACTAAAACTTTATCTGCACCCAATTCTTTATAAAGATCATGTCCATGACCTTTTGATGGTGGAATAATTGGTATTAGTGTTGCATAAGATCCACTCTCAAGAGCAGCACCAGCATTAAATCCACTTAAATCTAAAATACCGTAAGTATACCCAGAACCTCCAGATATAATTTCAACATTAGAAATAAAATCACTATCAACAGTTACTAATGCTTTAGCACCTGTCCCATCACCAAGTATATCTACTGTATGGGGTCCAGAACTATATCCTTTTCCAGCATCTTTAATATAAACTTTTTTAATTTGATTTTTATAAATGTCAGAATCACCAGCTTCTCTAACAGTTTGTATTTGTGAATCAGTTGATGTTGACCAATTATTTGGTAATACAATATAATCAGTAGAATCAAATTTTATAATATCACTAGGATTAACCGTGAAAAGATATTTCCATATATAACCATCACTACCATCTCCAGCTGGAGATGGTTCCAAATCAGTAAATGTTGGTTCATTTAATGATTTTTTACCTTTTGGTAAAGTACCAGATGAACCATTATCAATACAAATATAAACTCTAAAATCAGAGTTCATTACATAATAATTTGTATTATATAAATTACTGTTTCCATTAGGTGTTGGATTTTTTACTATATCATAATCATGCCTATACATATCATAACTAGTATTAGCTGTCCATGTATATTTCTTAATTACTCTTCTAGCATTAGATGAATTTATCTTTTTAGCAAAAAGAGATGTTTTTGCATAAAGTGTTTGATATTCAAAATTATCAACTGGTGATGGAATACTTGCTAGATTTCCACTATTCCACGTAGAAGTTCTTCCAATTCCCAATCCACCTTCATCCACTCCACCTCCACCTGTAGGATTTGCTAATCCTAAAAATACATAATAAGAATTACTAGTATCTGCTATAGAATCTATAAAATTACTAGCATTTGATATTCTAAATTGATCTGTTACTACCGCTGGCATCTTAATAGTTTTTTAGATATTTATACAACATATTTAAAGAATCATTATTCTGGTGTTATTAAACCTCCAGTTTGACGCCAAGTATCATCTCCTGGACCACCTCTTCTTTGCAATATTGGGAATGTTGTTAACCCTGCATCAACTGTTAATCCATTGACAGTAATAGAAATTGGTGAACTACTTCTATCAAATCCAGATATTTTTCCAACAGAATAATATCCAACAGGATTATTAATACCTCCTCCAGTTGATGCAAGACCAACTACATCAGTATCTGATTTTATCACACATGTAATAATTCCAAGGAATTCATTATTACCATCTCCACGAGTAGTAAATTCTGCAACAGAATATACATTATCAGTAAAACTAGTTCCGATTCCAACTGTAGTAGTATTAGCAACATTCATTGAAGTTAATCCTGTTCCAACTGCTGTATCATAAACATAAATTGGATTCCCAACAGATATGGGATTAAATGAAGCTAGAGTTGGTCCCTTAGCAAAGAATTTAATCCCCAATGATGAACCAACAGTAGTAGTTCCTATTCCTGTAATTATTCCTGAAGTTGATTCAACCGTAATACCACTTCCTGAAGGACATTTTACTAACTCATCTACAGAATTTGGTGGTTCAATTAAAACTTGAGGATCTTTTATATATCCAAGTCCACCTTCAGTTACTGTAATGGTGTCTACAGTACCATTAGATATGGTTGCAGTTGCAGTTGCAGTGGTTCCAACACCAACACCAATTTCTGGTGGTGCTGAAATAGAAACAGATGGAACTGAATTGTATCCAGAACCTCCAGTAACTGAAATGTTATTCACAATACCATTAGATATGGTTGCAGTTGCAGTTGGTATAGATGGATTTTCTTTACCTGAAACAATGATTCCACTAAATTGTGGATCTGGTAGTGAACCAGTTGCCTCATAATCAAATAGATGTGCATTATCAACAAAAAATTCAGTATCAGTTGTAGCAATATCATCAATTATTCTTGCAGATGGAAGAATTACTGGTTCTAAACTAACTCTTTTCTTTGATATAAATTCTCTATCAATTATTCTATCTTTCTTTTGTTTTATTAGACTTAATGGTCTATAGGTATTATCATTAATACCAACACTAGTATATAAGTTTGTCTCCAAACTAGTTGATGTATTTAAAGATTTGATAATTCTATCATCCTGTTCGGCAATAGTTCCAATACCTGAAATCTCAATAGTATCACCAAGTTCAATGTAAACAGTTGTTCCTGTAGATACAACAGAATCTCCACCATCTGTTCCTTTATAAAAGAATATTGCAACATTATCTTCAGTATCTAGAGGCATTGTGAAGTTTATAGATGCTCCACCAATAAAATCATAAGATTGTTTTGGTTGTTGAATAACTCCATTTACAACAACAAACATTACATTTGCAAGAGCACTATCAAAATTTTCATCAGCATCAACACTAATTCTCGATCCATTATAGAATAATGGGAATCTAGTTCTTACACCATTTTGATAATTTTTAATAGAATCTATATAATCAAATTCTCCAAATTGCCACATTGAAAAATCATCAGTGTAAATACTATCAATTTCTATAGTTGCTTGTTCGAATGGTTCATATAATTTTCTATCAGTAACTAATCCAACTGGTGAGAAAACATCACCACGTTTAAATGAATATCCACTTCTAGTAACATCAAAATTGGAAACTTCATAAAAACCAGATCCTATACCTGAAGTTTGAGCAGCACCTACGGTAACATCCAAACGTAGTCCAAAACCAGTATCTGTTGTTGGACCTTCACCAACTCTTGAAACTCCTGTTATACCTAAACCAGTATAAGAAGGTTCTGTAACAAATATTTTAGGATTGGTGTAACTTGTTCCACCACCAACTACTGTAAAGTCTACTGCACCACCACAATTTACATTAGATTTGCCAACATTAACTGTAATTTTTCCATTAGGGGTATCTACATTAGTAATATCAATTAATGTTCCATTAACTGGGTCAGTTGTTCTAGGATACTTATGTACACTATTATAATCATCCTGATTACATCTAAATGCTATAGCACTAGTCTTAATACCAACTTTATCTGAAGTTGAAGGCATATTTGTAGTTCCAATATCTAAAATCAAGTCACCTGTATTAGGATCATAAGATGCACCATTATTTGCTGCTATTGATTTTTGACCACCTGAACCACTCCAATTATTAATGAAAATACAATTATTTAAAGTACTATTTGCACTATCAAATACATGAGTATTAACTGTTTTTGGAGTAGCTGTGATATTAGCATCTTCACCAACTGCACTTCCAACAAATACACTAAAGATGTTATTATCCAACTTAGTAACTGTAGTTAAAATTCCAGCTACATGATCGGTTATTCTAGGATACACATGTTCGGAAGAATAATTGTCTCTAGAACACTTAAATGTTAAAGATTCTGTGTGAATACCTACCTCGTCACTAGTAACTAAACCATGAGAAGTTGCTGTAAATGTAACAATTCCAGAAAGTGAATCATAAACAGCACTTGTTGGATTAATTCCAGTACCAGTCCATGTAGTTTTGGTAATAGCATTATTAGTGGCACTTACAAATTCATGATCATATCCACTATCTTTAACTGTTACTGAAATGGGAACTATACCATTATAACCAGAACCTAATGTGAGATCTCCATACCATGGGAAAACAGTTCCAGAACTATCTCCAGCACCAACATAAGTATGTGGAATAGTACTTGTTCCTACATTGACAGTAAACTTATTGGTATCTGCAACTCCAACAACAGAGAATGTATCTCCGTATGCTCCACTTGGGAAGTAAGTTGTTGTTATACCTTCATGACCAGATGGACATTGGAATCCTAAACGAGATAATTTAACCTCATCAACATTTCCACCATCAATTAATTGATGATCCTCAACAGTAGTAACTGTTAATATTCCACTAGTATTATCATACACTGCTGTTTGTACGCCCAGTGCTGCTCCAGTGGTTGCAACACCAACTATACTTGTAATTGATCCATTAGCATCTAAGATAGGTCTTACATTTGCTCCAACGAGAGGTGCATATCCAGAACCAGTAGTTGAACCATATGATATAGGAATTCCACCTCTTGGTAATTCATTTCTATTAATATCATACTCAGATTTAATTAAAGTTCCATCTGTAGATGTTATACCAGAGAATATAACACTTGTTACACCTGTAGGACCACTACCAGTTTCTATAATTCTAAAATTATTTGCTGGATTGTTGTCGGTTGTTGGTGTCTGGAATATTCCATTTATGAATAAGACTCCATTTCCACCTGTAGTTCCAATACCTATAGTATTAGCACCACCTACAGTCAATGTAAATGAGGTTGTTAATCCATTAAATTGATCACTAATATCATCATATATTTCATTCGTTGAATAATCATTTCTTAAAAATGCTCTTCCGTTAAATTCTGAAGTTGGGAATTTTAACCCATTTGGTAATATACTTAATGTAGGATTTCCTCTAGGTGGAACAGTAAACCAAAGAGTACTATCAACAATATTGAAATTACCCTTAAATCTATCAACTACAGACTCATTTGTGTGTATAGATGGAATACTACCAACAGAACCTCTTTGAACTCCCACACAAGGGAATGAACCTATTCCTGGTGTAATTGGTCCAGCACCAGTTGTTCCAACTCCAACATTAACAACTCTCATATATTCATCATCAATTTTTATCACATCACCAACAAGTATAGTTGATATTCCACTCAAAGAGAAAATAGTATTAGCAAAACCTATTTGACCACCATCATTATATCTTAATTTGTGAGATATTGAAGTTGGTGTTATTGGATATTGGACAATATCATCAATACTTATTATTGATTTTTCATTTGCATCAACCATAGAAAATGTATGAGCATTTCCAGTTCCAATTCCTGTAAATGTAACAGCAGTTCCAGTTCTTGTAGTAGAAATTTGGAATGTGTTATCATCATTCTTTATAGCAAAAACTGTAGATGGTAATGTATCCATCACATTATCTGCAGACATATACTGCATTGGAGTAGATCCAATACCAATTATTGTTGATTTTGGTTCATAACTCAATACTTGATTAGTTCTAAAGAAATGATTATCAACCTTAAATTTACCTGTATCACGAACTAATAATGATGTATCATTAGGATTAACTTTTTTAGAGAATACTGGTATTGAATTTCTAGTTAATTCAAAATCTTTCTTACTGATTCTAAATCCATTAATAGCATTATACAATTTAAAATCTAAATCTTCAGTAAATCCACCACCATAATATAAAGTATCTGAAGGATTGAATCTATCAACACCCCTATAAAAACATTCATTTAATATTGATATTGTCGTTACACCAACCAAATCATCAGGATAGAAACTAACAACAAAATCATTACCATCATACTCAGCACCAAAAGTACCCAATCCTAAATTATTTGAATAATCTGCTAAGAATTGTGCTGGTTGAACATAAACATCTACGTCATCATGTAAACTTAATACTTCATGTACTGCCTTGGAAGATCCTACACTAACTTCCACTATAGATTTGGCAGCATTGAATAAAGATGAACTTATTCCCAATATAGTTGTTTTTCCTACACCACTAGTAGATATTCCTTGATAAATTACAGATCTTTCATATCCATCTGGTTCTGCTGGATTCTGGAATCTATATGTTCCAACACCAGTATGCCCTTCTGGAGTAATGAATCCAGTTGTACCAAAACCAACAATTTTTGTTCTGACAACTACATCTGAAGATGTATCATTCTCATAACTCAATTTTAATGTTCCAGAATCTAAACTTGAAGTTAAAATACCAATTTTATTTGATGAAATTATAGATGGTTCAGAGTCAATATATGATTCTGAAATGAAACTATCCTGCTCATCTTGTGTAACATAAGCTTCAACAAAATTTAATTGTCCAGTTGATTTATTAACAATTTGTGCATTAACAAAGAATGACTTTATACTAGTAATACCAACAGATAAAATATCATCTGTAGATCCACTAGTAACTTCTTGAACAAATACACTATTATCGATAGGACCAATTTTAACGGTTCCTGCAGTAGAAACTACATTTGTGAATTGACCTTTAAGAATTTTTAAATCATAATCAAGATTAAATTTCTCTTTTGGATAAAATCTAAGAGTGTTTACTGCAGTAAGATTATCTTTAACAAGTTCAAAGGTTCCTAAAGAATCTTCTTCGACAGAAACAAATCCATCATTATCAGAATTAAATACTTGATATTTTTCCAATAATACATTTTGATCATTATTAGAATAAGGATATGAATTCATCACAACCAATTCTGATAATTGAACTTGTGTAGATATTCCTGTATTATCATTATTTTCAATTCTAACCATAAGGTTTTGATATCTACCATCTGCAGATATATCCATAATATCTACATAATATGTTTCAGTATCTTCCAAATTTGAGAATTGTTTATTGATATTGTCAAATGTAAATACATCATTTGTTAAACACTCAATATAATCAGATAATCTTATATTTTTAAATTCCACCAATCTAGCAGCACTACCATCAACCTCAGTATCTCTAACTAAATCAACTCCTTGAATTTCATCAACTCTTTTCTCTTCAATAATATCTCTAATTATTGTAGTTCCAACAGAAGAACCCATACCAATAGTAGTAGTTGAAGTAATTCCAATATCTGCAAAGTTTTTCAATCCACTTGTATGAAGAACGTTATTTACTGGTGTTTGTAATTGACCCCAAGAAATTGAACTCTTAACTGAATATGATAAATTTTGATAATAATCATTATCAGGTATTACTTGACTATCATCATTTAATTTTCCAATAGAATCAAACCAACCAATATCCTTTACAGATGAAAAATCAATTTGATATTTACCATGATTCTCTGTAATTTTTGATATAGTTGCTTTATTACCTGATGTTTTTCCAACAATAATATCACCAACAGATAAATCATCAACACCAAGTCCACCAACTTTAATGGTAGAAATATCACTAGATGTTATTTTAATTTCAGAATCTATAGAATTTATTGTTACAAATTCACCAATAACAAACCCCTGTTTAGATTGAGTAGCAGTCAATATTGGATAATCGGATTCTGGAACAACCGCAGTAAACCCTGTTGGAGTTTGAACTGCAGTACCAACCATGGTTGACAATCCAACAGCACTAACTACAAATTTAAATGGATTTGGATTAGTTCCACCTACAATAGATGTTATTGTTAAAAATTCATATCCAAGATTTTCAGAATTAAAACCATCACCAAGTACACTAGATTTTTGAATACCTTCAATGAATACTTTATCTCCAGATTTAAATGGTGCTTCTTTAAACCCAAGTGTTGGTGTAACTAATACTATAGTGTAATCAGTATCATTAGATGGAGTTGAAGAATCTACAGAAGAAATTGTAATTCCATTAGTATTATTTGTTGTTTTTAATTCTACTGTAGTATCAGGAAGTCCATTGGGTTTTTCAACAATATTTACATCCAAAATAGAATTATCTATCATTTCTGCTTCTAAAAGTCCACTATCAATTAGATCTCTAGTTACAGGATTAACAACAACAATATTTGGTGGAGATAGATAATTTGATCCACCAGAAGTTACGGTAATTATTCCAACTGTATTTGAATTTTTCAATTCAATTGATGGTGAAACATATGCAGTTGGATTTAATGTTTTATCAGATGCATATTCAAATCCCTGGTTAATTATTCTAATTTTAGATACATTACCAATATCCCTAGATTTTGCTAAAATTGAAGCATCTTTAGCAATTGATGTAGTTCCAACACCAACAAAAACTGGAACTTTTTTGTATCCATATCCAGAAGAAACTATATCTATTTTACCAATAGAACCTTTAGCTGATTTTGAAGTAGTAGTATATTTAAGTAAATCACATTCTGTTGAAACATATGAAACTTTTTCTGGAATTTTATTTAAATATATTGTAAAATCTGTATTTCCAACCCCAGAAATTTTATAGTTACCATCATATACACTATCAATATATACTATTTCTGAATTATTAATAACATCTGTATCAGAAGTAGAAATAAACCCAGATTTTTCTATATTGTAATATAATTTACCAGATAAACTACTACCATAACTTACAGTAGTTATTGATGCTTGTGTGGAAACATTAAATGCTGAAGTTTTGCCAGTACCAACAAATCTATTTTTAAATTCTTGATCATAATATAAATTAAAATTATATCCACTTAATGAAGAATCTGAATGATCAAAAACTAAATCAGTATTTTTTGTTGCCAATATTTGGGGATTGACTAAACTAATTATTTGTCCTACAGAACCCGCACCTGTAATTTCTACAATATTAGGAGATTTTTTAGTTGCATCATAGTATGTTTGGCATAATTTAATTTTTTTATCATCAACTTTATAAACATAGTAATCTCCTCCCGATAACCCTGAAGCATCACCCGAATATAAAATTTTATCTCCTGTTTTTAAGTTACTTCCCTTATCACCCAATGTAATACTATTATCTGCAAGATTAATATTACCACTACTAAACGTAATTGGATTAATTAATAAATTTCCAGTAAGAAGATCTCTCTTCACTTCCACATTTGCATCAGATCCAATTCCTGAAAGAATATTAGGGTTAACTTCTAAAGAAATACTATCATTATTAGATAAACCATGTGATGTTGAAATAGATACTACAGTTTTAATCCTTTGAGTTTTGCATAGAACCTGTTTGGTATCTGTACTTTCTATTAAATAATTATCATCATTTATACTGTGTATATTGCGGAAATATACATCTGGGTATGGAGTTCCATTAACATCAGTACCAATACCAGTTTTAATTCCTATAGTATTAACACCTTTATTAACAATATACAAATTGGATGTTGGTAAATTGAATTGTGTAGATGTTTTAGTTGTTGAAATTGATATATTTCCATTATTATTAGCACCACCATAACCACTAGGAACAGTTAAATTAACTTTCTGATTGTCATGGAATGGATGATTTTCAATATATAATTGTTTTATGGGTATATTTCTTACAATATCATTACCTGCAAAATTAAATACTACGGAATGAGTAGTTCCTTCATCTACACCCACACCAACCGACTTATATGGGTTGAAATATATCTTATCTGAACTGGAAGAATCAAAATAATCTACTTTTTTATCAATTTCAAAAGAATTTGTTAAAAACTCTACCTTACTATTTTCTGGATACTCTGTTTCATAATCAGTTTGTACATTACCTCTTTTTACTCTAAGAACATTCAGATTTTCAAATATATTCAAAATCTTCATCTTTTCAGAACCTATCTGTATACTGCTTCCGATAGAAACAGATTCTGGTATTCTCGCAACGTATATTTCAGTAGTAAATCCAGCTGATGGTGATGCAGCAGTAGTTGATATTGTATTTGAAATGAATGATGTTATTCCAATTTTATATGATCCATTAATATGAGATAAATCTGTAGAAAGTCCAGAAATTATAATAGAATCATCAGTATTAAAACTGTGATGTGGACTAACTTTTACAGTCAATTTAGTATCATCCCATTGTAATAATGAATTGCTATAAGTTTCTATGTCTGTATTAATAGATTGTATGTCTTTACCCTCTATATTTTCAACTCTTGCAATTAATCCATCACCTTCAGTACCTGAATCATCAAAAAGTAAATTTTCATTTACTTTATAATCAGAACCTCCATTTAATATATCAAAGTCTACTATACCACCACTTGAAATTGACTCAATTTCTATTTCTTGATTATCAACCTCACTACTTTCAATAATAAAGTCATTATTTGCATTAATATCTGAAACTTTATATGGAAAAGTGTTTCTCAATACTCCAGAATTATTAAAATCAAAAGATAATTGATCAAAAACATCAATATTTTCTTCTATTGGGAGAGATCTGTATTTATTTCCTATAAAATAAGGAAATACTGGATTATTCAGTTCATCTAGAGTTGCATGATAAACATATGCACCATTAGGAAATTCTACAGTTTTTTCAAATCTACCATTATATTCATCCAAATCACCATTATTGTTGTAATAATAGTCATCAATAAAATATCCAGCACGAAATATAGTTGTATCTGGTCTATCAACTACTTTAGTAGTATCTAAAGTATATCCAGATTCAAGTCTCTTTACAAATGCAGTATTTGATGGACTTTCATCTGGATTTGTTAATCCATATCCACCATATATTGGATTACCATCATATGCCCATCCAATTAATTTTGATGCACCAGACGATTGATTAGTAGAATCACCAAATGTGATTGGATTATACCCATATGCAGTATATTTTAAATTATTCTCTGTATCTACTAATTGATAATACTTATTATCTTCATTAAATCTAATCTGATTATTAACTGTAAGTGATCTAACTTCTGGATAAAACTTTGCATTATTACCTGAAGATTTAACTAAAATTGAAGAAGATGATGAATATCCTATACCTGTATTTGAAATTTCAACACCTGTTATTTTTAAATTTGTAATAATAGGCACTAATTCGGCACCAGAACCATTTCCAGTAGGATCAATGACCTCTAAATCAGGTAATGAATAATAATCTTCTCCACCATACTTAACATTAACATCAACAATCTTTCCATTTGAAATAAATGGAGTTAATTCTGCATCCTTTCCAGTTTTTATGGTTACTATTGGTCTCTTTATATTATTAAGAACAGTTGAACCATATCCAGACCCATTTTCATATACTATGACATCAGTGATAGAACCCCTAACTATAGGAGTTATGGGAATTTCTTTAATATTATCTTGACCATCAGTAGTAATAACTTTAGCATAACCCTTAATATCAGGATACTTAAATTGTTGATATCCCACTCCAGTTGTAGAACCTAATGAAACTATATTTCTAGAAATATAGTTTTGTGAAATAGTTCCACCAATACCAGCATCACATAATCTGAAAGAATTTTCATTATCTTTAAGAACATAATATTGTTTGTCAAATGATAATCCAGTGATTTTATTAGAACTACCATCAATAGCAGAATATTCAATTAATTCTCCACTACTAAATCCATGATTTTTAAATGTAATTTGATTACTGGAAGTAGATATTCCAGATGGTTTAATCAGTAAACTTCTATTTGTATAGTTACCACCGTCAAGTATATTAATACTTGATAAAGTATTCTTGGTATTAACTACAAACCTTTGAATACCAGATCCACTACCATTAAGATGAATTGTATTAATTCCAACATTCCCAATACCACCCAAAGAGGTACCAGTAGAATCAGTAAAACTATCATAAAGTCTTACCGTATCCTGATTAATTCTTTCAACATAATAAGTTGAAAAATTAACCAATGTACTAGTTCCAATACCAACACCAACCTCTGGATTTCCAACACTTTCGTAGACTACAGATTCTCCTGTAGAAAGACCATGATTTGATAAAAATGTAATCTGAGATGAACTTGGATCATTTATTGAACTGTTAATACCAGCATTTGGTTTAGAATTAAATTCTATCTCTCTATATCTTGTTTTAAATACTGGTTGTAAAGCATATCCACCACCATTACCACCAGTGATTCCTATAGAAACAATAGAATCAATATCATAATTTTGCTCACCCAATAAAATTTTATCTATTTTACCTGTTAAAATTGGTTTTATGAGTGCAGATGTTCCACTACCACCAGGTGATGATACTGTTAAATTTGGTGGATTTATGACATCATAATTTTCACCAGTATTTAATACAGATACTGAACTTATTGGACCATAATGTATTTTATCTAATGACTTATAATTATTAATCTCAACACCATTAACCAACATACCAATTCCACCAACAGTAGTTTCTACTGATGTTCCATTTCTAATATTTGATTTTAATGGGAATTTCTTTAATAATTTTTGAGGTCCAATTACTCCAGATTTTTGAGAGTATAGTGTAAATTTGTGTTCCCCATCATTAGATACAGGAGGTCCTAAAGGAATATACCTATCATCCAAAATACCAGAAGTAGATCCATATAATTTTATTTCATTGCTGGTAATTTTTTTAGCATAATAAATTCCTGTTGATAATCCAACCAAACTAGATTTTTCTGGTTCATAATAAACTTTATCTCCAGTTTCAAATGCATGTTCCTCATCAAAAGATATTGAAGTGTATAATAAATCACTAATATCAATTATATTTGTTAATTCACCACCAGGAGCACCAGTCAAATTTAAAATTGAAGACCTAATTTTAACTGTTATTTGTTCATTATACGGAAAAGAACCTTGTGAACTATATGCTGGCAATGAATTTGATGCTACGTATGCTACATCATCTTTTACATATACATTCTGAACATCTGATGTTACACTATCATTACCAAATTGTATTGGTGTATTAGAACTATTTGCCGTCTTTAGTTTTCTTCTTAGTGATACATTATCATTTTCAGTTATTGAATAAGTAAACTTACCTAAACTAACCGCAACTTCACCATTTTCAAGTTTTTCATCAACATATGGTAAATCACTAGTAGGTGTTGGATATACAATATCTCTACTTCCATCATCAACGATTTCTATACTATCACCATATTTTAAGCTAGATTTATCTACAGGACTAAAAAATGTTACAGATGCACCTTGAGGTTGATTTGCATCATATTTTAGTTTATATGAAGAACTACTATTATAAATCCATGAATTTGCAAATATTTCTTTAAAAGTAGCATCATTTTTTGGATTATTAATTTTATCACCAACATTTTTTACCTCAATAATCTGACCTTCATCAACAATCAATGGATTATCTTGTACAAAATCCGATAAAACACCAGTAAACCTTAACTTTACCTCTTTAGTAATATCACCATCCTCATATCCATAATAGTAATCATCCGATCTGATATCATCGGTTGATTTTAAAGGAAAATCAATATCACTTACACCTAAAAATTGATTTATTGTCTTACTTGTATACTTAATAGATTCATTTTTCCCACTTATTAAAATTCCTGAAGTACTAAATCCAATTGTAGAATCGACAGTAATAATTGAAGAATCTGTAGATGTACCTCCAATCACTCTTGTGTTTGGAATAATATTGAATGTATTTGAAATTTCATTAGAACCATCATTATCAATGAATAATTCAAATTTATAATATGTTCCTACACCAACTCTAACAAAAGCTTCAACTTCTGATACAGAAATATTAATATCAGTATTATTAAGTTTATTTTTAAAGATTGATTGCCCCTTTAATTTTGTAGGATTTCCTTGAATTGGTTCTGCAATAGCAATTCTTCTTCTAACATACTTTGAGGTTGATGGTTTAATTAATCGTTCCTCAAGATTAATTATATCTGGAGTTTCGTTATAAAGAACATTAAATAATATTCTAAATGATTCATCCGTTCCTTTTGTATCGTATAGAGATTTTGCTTCTCTTATAAAATTACCAACATCTAAATTTGAATCAAATGTGGAATTTTCTAATCCTGGAGTAAATGTTTTTTTAGTTTTTTTATAAAATTCTTTAAGAAATAAAGAACTTAAATTTTGAATACTTGAATCCTTCGCATGACTTGCAGCATCTGAAGTAGAAAATATTAATTCTTCACTATTTAAAGATTGATGATAACTTGTAATACCACTAAATCCACGTTCACATCCAGTAAATGTAGTAGATGTTTTTTCTGTATATGTAATAATTTCATTATCAATTTTCAATAATCCATAACTATTTGGAAATCCTTTTGTATCCGATACGGTTATTGTTTTATCTGTACTATCAATATTTTCTGATAATGTTATAGAATCAACTATTACATCAGGAGTTAAATTATCAAGCTTTAAATATTGATCCAAATTATCAGAAAGGTCAATAGGACCACCCTGATATTCCTGTGAAATATAATATTGTTTAAGAAAATCAGACGTAAGAGGACTCTCATCCAAAATATAGTTTGGAAGTTGATTCGATATAATATCTTGAATCTTTACTCTACTTTCAAATCCTGTTTGTATCATACTACTCTCTTG